CTTCGCCCACTCCATAGAGATTCTGTAAAGCTGCATAATGTACTACCAGCCTAGGTTCTTGCTGAGAATAGTCAAAACAACCCCATGTATGGCCCTTCTCGGGCACAAATAACGCCCTAATTCGGGGTCCGAGGTCTTTGTTTCTAGCTGGTATTTGCTGTAAATTTGGGTTTGAATAAGAGAATCTACCGGTCACAGTTCCACCATTATCGGACCTTAGTTGGTTGATTTCAGCATGTATTCTTCCTTTATGATTATGTTTTAATATGGTATCAATGAATGTGGTATGCGCCTTGTTTATTTCACGAGCGCGGGCTATTCGTTTCACCAGTGGGTGGGGGTGATTCTGTAAAAAGTTTTTTGTAAATGATGGAGAATTTGTTTTTTCGGTGCGGTCAAATGGTAGGTGAAGTTTTTCAAAAACTTGCGCAATGGATCGAGCTGCCCATATTTGGGTATCTACTCCAGTTTCTTTTTTTACTAATTGTAATAATTCTTTTTCTTCTGCAACTAACTCTTCTTTTAATTGGTGAGCTGCTTCAACATCTACTCGAACTCCTAAAAACCGCATATCTACGAGGCAAGGGAATAGTTCAGTCTCTAAATCAAAAATAGAATTAATATCTTGAAAATTAATTTCTTTCTTTAACTCTTGCCACAGTTCTAAAGTTATCTCAGCATCTTTTTCTGCGTATTCGCCAACATAAATGGCAGGTAGTTTATACATTTCTGCTTTGGCGTCAACCCCCCAACTCTTTGCTGCTTCATATAAATGTGTTTCACTTTTTGTTTTTCCAGTGTATCTTTTAGAACAGTTGTTTAAGTCGTAGCGCATTTGATTTTCATCAACGACGGCCGATGCAATCATCGTGTCAATTATTTTACCGTTAATACTTAAACCTAACGCGCGTATCCAACACACGTCATACATGGCGTTATGAAATATTTTTATAGCGTCAGTGTTAAGAACTCCTTGAAACCATTTTAAAACTTTTTTCTTATCCATGTTGCCACCACCTTCGTGTGCAATTGGATAATAACCTGACCAGTCTTGTACTGCTACTGCTATTCCGGTAATACATCCATTACCTGTAATAGATCCTGATCCCATTTTAATTAGGTCTGGATCTTTTGTTTCTAAGTCAATTGCTATTTCATCATACTTAGTTAAATCTGGAAATTCATCTGGTGGTGTCCATTCTACTTGTGGCGCAAATAAAGGTTTTTGTATCATTTAGTAATTATTCCCCATGAGTTATCTTTATCTTGTGGTTTATTTTCTTTTGGTTTCTCTATTTCTTTATAATCTCTTTCAAGTATCATTTCTAAAAAGTGTATAGCTTTTAAAATATCTTCCTTCTTTCCTTTTAGTCGGTGACGACAAATGTATTTTATAGCACATCCCTCCGGAAATAAAAGCTCATTCTCCACTACAAACTTGCTGGGCTGTATTTTAAATTTTTGGTAGTGAGATCCTCCGTGCTGTTTATCCCAAACACTCATAGGTCTCCTATCTGAAAACTTTTGTAATCATCTTTGGGTTGGATAACATGTAGGTTTTCTTTTGTTCTTGTTGCACCTACATAAAATAATCTGTTCTCATCATCTGGATTTTTTTCGTAAGCTTTATTTGTATTGTGTGTAAGATCAGTTAATAAAACTATATTTTGTTTTTCACCACCCTTAACACTATGTATAGTTGATAATTGTATTCTAGGATTATCTTTCAAACTTTCTCCATTTCTTCTCATAGCTCTTATATATTCTTTTCTATCAGTTGAACAGTCATTAAATGCTTCAAACCAATCTAATTTTATTTGTAATCCATAATCTTTAATTAATTGATCAATTCCATAAAAAGATTCTTTAACCATTCCTTTCATTTTTTTCTTGTGCCAATGATTAGGTCCCATATATTTGGCTATATTATCTAATTGTTTAGAATTTAATAATTGTCCTTTTAATAGATTATGCCAATCAATAGCTGCATCTTGAATATCTTTTTCAAAAGATTTTTTAAATTTATTTTCAAAATATAAACCCCTGGTCTTTAAGGTATCTTCTATGGCCTCCAACATATGACGAGTTCGTGTTAAAACCATCCATTCTCCTTTGCTTAAATCTACATCTTCAAATGATTCATATATTCTAACTGATCCTTCTACAGTCTTTGGTTTCCATTCTTTATGTATTCTATTTGAAACTCTTTCTATAATTTTCATAGCAAAGTCATGCACCTTTCTCGGTATTCTCATTGATTGGGTAAGGTGTAACATTTTACCTGTTTGAGTTATAAATGAGTCTACATCTGCTCCGGCCCATCTAAAAATAGCCTGGTCGTCATCACCTGCAATAAAAGAATCATTTGTATTAAAATGATTAACCATATCCCATTGCATACGAGATAAATCTTGAGCTTCATCTATAAATACTACATCAAATTTTGGAGATTTATCAGACTTAACAAAGTCTAATATCATGTCATTGAAATCTATTAGGTTATATTCTTTTTTATATCTGTCTAATTCATTAGCTATTATGTTAAGTTTATCATATTCTACATCTTGGTTATGATCTCCCAAATTAAATTGTTGATCAATTGTAATGTTTCGAAGTTTAGCTAAGTTTATAATTCTAAGATAATCACTTTTCGTAGTAAATAGACCTGTCTCTTCTTCATCATAATCATTATAATCTAAAGGTAGGTTAATCTTTTGACCTAAATCTTCATAGTGTCTACGTTGCATAACATTTTCTTTATTAATACCAAGTCTTCTAAAAGCCAGTGAATGTAGTGTTCTAAAATAAGGTAAGTCATCTTCACCTAGATTAAATTTATTCATTGCTCTTTCTTTAGCTTCGTTGGCAGCTTTTTTAGTAAAAGCAAAATAACCCACTTTATCTGGATCAGTTTCTTTTAAATAATCATCTACTTTATTTAAAAGTGTGTGCGTCTTCCCAGTTCCTGGGGGTCCTAATACAATTGTTTTCATTAAAACGGATCATCCTCTTTTAATTTTTTTTGTGTGTAATTATTTTCTGGTCTTTCAAAAGCATCAATAATCATTACACTTGGTCTTTTCTTACCAATAATTAACCTATCATCTTTACAATCACAATGTTCTTTCAACATTTGCTGAGTAGGTTGAGCTTTCTCCCCCCATTTTTTTCTTTGTAGGTATCCATGAAAAAATTTACTAAATATAAAATAATGTTTTCCCTCATGAGTCCAAACGTTCCCACGTAATATATCTTCTTTGGTTGTACTCTTTGCTGTTCTGTTAGTACAAAATTCTTCCAAGTGGTCCTGGAGTTGATCTAAAATAGATGATCCCTGTGGTGCTTTAACAATCTCTACACCAGCTAATAGAAGATCAACATATTTATCAAATTCATTTGGTTTAATTCTAGAAGGTTTTTTATTTATTTGTTTCGTAACCGTTCGTCTAAATAATCTTTGGTCCATAAGACAGTCTATGTTGTCTAATTTAACTCTTTCCCCATCTACATTAACCCAATAGTATGGTTCGTCTAACTCCACTTTTTGTAGATCACTTAGTTCAGGAAAGATTGATTCTCCTCCAATTCCAAACTTTCTACTTCTACATAATTTTTTATCACAATGATTACACATTGGTTCTTCATTACATTTAAAACCTAATTCTTTTTTTCCATGAAATTTTATTTTATCTTGAATTGTTTTGTCGTCTAATGGAGTTTCAAAATATTTATAATTAAATTGATTAATTCTGTTTTGCCAGTCTTCTGGCCACTTCCTTTTTGCGTATTGTATATACTGATAGATCACTCGGTCTCTTCCATCTGTTAATTTATTTTGAGTTAATGATTCTATGCATGGTGGTCCATCGCTAAATTCTGATTCTGGTCTTTTTATCTCTAGTCTTTCTAAGGCTTCCGGTGTTAATTTATTTCTTTCGTATAAACCGTAGAAGCCAGCCATTCCTGCAGCCTCTCCATTTTCCAGGAAGGCATACCTCGTTGTATCATCCCCATTAAAATAAGGTAGGTTAAGAAAATTCCCTGTATCCTCTTCTGATTTTAATTCAACTTGTTTTGGAAAGACTTCCGATCCTCCGTAACCTAATACTGCGCTAACAGATAATAGTTTATCTCTCATTAATTGTGCCGTGACAGGAACTGTGGTGAAACAAAATACATGTGCCCCACCACTTTTAGACCTGAATACCACGAGCGGTAATTTTAATAATTTTATTTTATTGATTAGTTTTTGATGATCAAATCCGGCATAAGAATCTATATCTAGACAACCCCATATGCATTTATTTTCATCATTAATTGGAATAATTCCTAAACTTGGTTCTGTTCCTTGTAAATGTCTAAGCCACATATCATCTGTGACCGCTTCTCTTTTAACAAAAGATTTTCCTTTGATCTTCTCGCCATCGACACCCTTCTTGTCTACGAAGGTAACTCCGTGCGCACGTTCCAATCCTGTAAATATTTCTTTAAACCGATTCATAAATATTTGTGACGGGCGGATCCACTCTCGCTTCGCCGCCCGACTCCTAGGAATTAGTATGGAGTATCCTGTTTGTCTTCGTTACCGTGTTTGACTTGCACATCACCTTTGCCTAATCTTTCAGCAAAGCCTTTTGCAACACCATACACATTTTTATCTGTAACGGGACCTACTTTAGACACTTCCCATCCAAACCATGTTCCCTTGTCATTCGACATTTGAACAGTTTTTAGATTATAAATGTGGCTGTAAGTTGGCGGTGTGAATAAACCATTTTTGCCTGGCATCTTAATCCCCATCATAATTGAATTCCATTTACGACTAATTTTTAATTGAGTCGCTTTCATAGAAATCAAAGCTGTCTGTGGATTATCACCTAAGACTACTACAAAATGATTTGCAGTGTTCTCAAGATAATTACCATTTGGTAATCTATCTTTAAATGATTTATCTCTTGTGGTTGTACTCACAATATCACTATCAGCGTTATGGATAGCTACTGGAGCACCTTTACCCTCACCTCTATCTGCCCATTCTACGTATTTTCTTTCGTAGAAAACTGGCAATACATCTATCCCTTTAGCACCATCATAAATTTCATTTGTGACAGTGTTGAGAATCATGCCTGGTTCTGCACCTTCGACATATTTCCCATCCCTCTTATTAACTTCAGGAGATAGTTGTCCTAAGACTTTCAGAAATGGTAATGCAAGATCTTCTTGCGTCATGTTCTGAGAGCCAGCATTTGCATCAGCCTCGAATAAGTTCGTAGACAATGCACCTGCATTTTCTTTTTTTGCTACTTCGTTCATGTTTATTGTTTCCTTTTTATTGTAGTTTTATTTCCAACAAATACGTTGAAAATTTCCGTTGGCATTTCTTTACCCGCCTCTAGACGCTCACGGACTAGCGCTTTCAAAGTCATGGGTTCTACCTTCAACTTTTGTGTCGGTTCAAACCCGTGACCCTTTGCAAGTTCGGCATAATCAGCCGCCTTGTTATCTTCGTTGCGACCAAAAGACACGGATATCTCATTTTTGATTATGTCTCCCAATCCATTTTGACGAAGCCAGTTAAACGCAGCTTCCCTGTTTGCTACAGTTATAGTTGCGCTATAATTTGGTTTAACATCTACTGAAGAACCATCCATAAGTTTTAAATGAGATAAACCCATTTCACTCATCATAGTTGGAATAACTTCTCCTGATATATGTTCTAATTCTTTTTTAGTGTTCTTCATATTTTCTTCTTGAAGCTCAAGTCTTTTTTGAAGATCTTCTAATCTCTCTACTTGATCTGCTAAAGATTGTATATTGTCAGTTTTTTTAATGACCTGCTGTTGGTCTTGTTCAAAATCTATAGACATATTACATCTCCACCACTAAGTTAATTTGCATTTTAGGTAATTCAACTTCTAGAAATCTTACAAAAGTTATATCTAAATTTTTATCTATCTCTAAAAATGAATCTCCTATTCCTACATTTATAGGAACATTTTTTAATTGTCTGACTTGAAAAACATCTCGTGCTATTCTTTTCAAGTGTACTTCTCTTTCTATATTACTCATCTATTTTACCTTTCTCGTATAAGTCTATTGTAATAGGATAATATTTTCTTTCTTGTTTATCCCATTTTAGTAAATTGTATTTACCATTTGTAATGTCAGAAACTATTGAGCATGCTACACCAATAATTGCAGGGTCACCAGTTAATAATAAATAATCTTCTGTTGTAAAATTTTTTAAAGCTTTTCTAAGTTTAAAAATTAATGGTCCAGGAGAAAATATTATTTGTGAAAGTTCTGGTAATAAAAAAACAAAATCACCATATTCTCTAGCACCCATAATATTTATTTTAGGTCTGCCTTCAGCAGTACCAGCAATGTGTTGTATTACATAAACTTTATTTTCTTTCATGCTTGACAATATAGGTCTTTAACATTATATTGTCAACTAGAAAGTAGAAAAAAAATGAAATATAAATTTAAAACGCCTCCGTACGCGCATCAAATGACTGCGTTAGAAAAATCTTGGAACAGAGAAACCTACGCTTATTTTATGGAAATGGGTACAGGTAAAACAAAAGTATTAATAGATAATGTTGCTATGTTATATGATAAAGGCAAAATTAATGGTGCCTTAATTGTAGCTCCAAAAGGAGTTGTAGGAACTTGGTATAATCAAGAAATACCGACGCATTTAGCAGACCACATAGAAAATAAGGTGGTTTTGTGGCAAGCAAATATTACTAAAGATCAATCAAAAAAATTAAATACCTTGTTTAAAACAGGGGAAGAACTTCATATATTAATTATGAATGTAGAAGCTTTTAGTACTAACAAAGGCAGAGACTTTGCTGCGAAATTTATTTCGTGCCATAATACTTTGATGGCTATTGATGAAAGTACTACAATTAAAAATCCTAAAGCACAAAGAACTAAAAACATTCTCAGTTTAGCCATGAACGTTAAATATAGAAGAATAATGACAGGATCTCCTGTAACTAAAAACCCATTAGATTTATTTAGCCAATGTTATTTTTTAGATCCTTTTCATTTAAATCATGAATCTTACTACTCATTTAGAATGAGGTATGCCATTATGAAAACAGCTAATATTGCTGGGCGAAAAATTCAATTAGTTTCTGGGTTTAGAAATTTAGGGGAATTATCTGAAAAACTAAAACCCTTTTCTTATAGAGTGTTAAAAGAAGATTGTTTAGATTTACCTGATAAAATCTTTATGAAGAGAAGTATTAAGTTAAGTCCTGATCAATTTAAATTATATGAGCAAATGAAGAAAGAAGCTCTAGCTATACTTAATGGTAAAAAAGTAACTACTGTTAATGCATTAACTCAATTAATGAGATTACAACAAATTACTTGTGGACACTTTACTTCTGATGATGGAGTGACTCAACCTATTAAAAATAATAGAATTACTGAATTAATGGATGTATTAGAAGAAACAGAAGGTAAGGCCATTATATGGGCTCATTACCAATATGACATTAATACTATAATTAAAGAAGTAGTTAAGGTCCATGGTCCAGGTTCCATTGTTGACTACTATGGGTTAACTCCTCAAAATGAAAGACAAAAGAATATTAAGAAATTTCAGTCCGACCCTAAGTGTCGATTTATTGTTGGAACCCCTTCTACGGGCGGCTATGGAATAACTTTGACGGCTGCAAACACCGTAATTTACTATTCTAACGGATATGACCTAGAAAAAAGATTACAGTCAGAAGATAGAGCACACAGAATTGGACAAAAAAAACCTGTAACATATGTAGATTTGATTTGTGAAGAGACCGTAGACGAAAAAATCGTAAAATCTCTCCGTAAAAAAATAAACATAGCATCAGAAGTTTTAGGAGAAGAATTAAAGTCATGGATTTAATAGGATATACACGCGAGGCGCGCTAGAATTTTAGGATACTACTTTTCCGCCGGACCATTTCATTTCTGGAAGTCCGTTTTCGTAGCTTTTCCCATCGTAAGTCAACACTTGTTTTCTGTTAGCTCCCTTTTCATTATAGCTAACGTGTACCCAGCCCCCTGCTGGATCATCTGGTTTATAAAATTCTAAAATTAATTGATCAAAGTCACAGTTGTTTTGAATCCAATATGCTGTTTGAATATTTGGTACGCCTGCTATTTCGAAGTCGACCGCCTGGCCCTTAGCATGCTGCGACGTTTTTTTCGAGCCGATAGCTTCGCAAAGTGCTTCCGATCTGTAGCCAGAGGTAACAGTAATGGGTTTATCAAAGTGCGCACGAACCGGTTCCAAAATTTCATAGCATACGTTCTCCAAATTTTTAATATCACCTGCTCCAGGTGAGTTGTCAATCCCTTTCCGCGTTGCGGTCATCGACTTTGTCATTTCTTCAAGTTTAAAGTGTTTACTAAGCTGCATGATTTTTATTTTGTGAGTAAAGTAAATATAACATAACCCATTCCTGAGATCAAGGCCCCTACAGATACCAATAAAATACTCTCTATTCTGTGGATTTGTTTCTCAATAGAATGAATCTTATCATGAGTTTGTTTCTGCATAATTCTACATAACTTCTCATGAGAATTTATTCTCTGCAATGCGTCATCTTTAGCCATTAAGTCCTCGCTGCAATTACTTTTTCTTCTGGTGATAGTAGCGCCTCTTCACTCCTTGTCAAGTTAGTTTGTTGGTTTTTTGCGCTTGCCATTTGTACATTATTTACCACTGGCATTGGAGTATCTCCTAATGGAGGTGTTTGAATACTAGATTGATCATCTATTGTTTTTTTCTTTTTAGGTATCCATTTTTCTTCATCAATAACAAAGTCTTGGTTTAAATATTGTGCTTTGTTCATAACCATTTCCATAAGAGATAAAATTTTTGCGTTACCATCTAAAGGATTTGGTAAACCTTTTGTTCTTCGTTCCTCTAAAGCTTTTTCATGAGCCCATTTCATATCCGAACTAAATGGTGTAAATTTATTTTTCATTAAGTTTATATAAAGATTTCCTTGACCTCTTTCTTCAAACTCTTTGTAAATTAATTTAGGATTAGTTCCAAGTATAATAGCTGCATCTATTTTTCTTTTCATTGCATTTTGATCTTCTAATCTTTTTTTATTTGCTTTAATATATTGTTCTAAAACAAATGTTTTATCGGTAACGGGGTCACCTGTGAACATGTCTTCCGTAATTAATTTTCTTTGGTTTCTTTCAGCTTTGTCATAGTCAGCAATTGCAAAGTTGATTACATCTAATGGATAAATTGTTTGTGGACGACCTCCAAACATTCCCATCAACTCATCTGATAATCTATATTTTTTTCCTTTTATAGTTTTATCTTGAAGAGCTGCGTTTATTCTTGTTAACTGTGGATAAGATAATGGTGAAGCGGTATACATAAAATGAAATAATCCTTTTAATATTTTAACGTCTCTATCATCTTCTTCATTCCAAACTCTAACCCCGTCTCTATCTTCTCCACCTCTAATAAATATATCTGCTATCAGTCCATAGTAAATTGATTCACCGTAGAATGGTTCTAACATTCTATCTAATGCTCTGACCATTCCTTCAGCTAACGCTGGAACTAATGGTTTTTGATCTTGTATTTCTGCTTGAGAAATTAAAGTTTGAAGTGGGTTTAATACTGTGTCATAGAAAAACGCACCACTAAAATCAACGTATTGATAGTTTCCATCTTCATCTATTACTGGTATTAATGTTGAATCAACAGCCCAAGGAGCGACCATCTCTCTCATAGCTTGTAATTTATCTCTTGATATTCCATACAATCCTCTTGCTCCTTCAACAATCATTGGTGGAATAACTGCATAAGCTGTAACTAAACCTATTAATCTTTCATAACCTATTCTTTTCATAACAGGATCTTTAATTTCACTTAAACCTTGTCGAGCTATGTGAGTAGTAGTTCTAATAATTTCTGCTGGGAACGATACGAAGTTTCCAAGCGGTGATCTTCTACTTGCTTTAACAAAAGGAGATACATAAGCATAGTTAGGTAATGTATTTCTAACAATCTGAGTTGCTTTTCTTGCTAGGTCTAGATCAGATGGTATGTCAGCGTTAGTATATCTTCTTTTAGTTAAAGGATTAATTGTTCCATTCTTAACTGCATTAGTCCACGCTCTTTTAATTTTAAAGTTTTCTCCAAAAAAGTTAACCATCTTCCATATGTCATCTTCAGCAATGTACATATCCTGAGCCCAATCAACTGTGCCGCTAAGTTTTTTCATTTTGTTACCAAACATTTTGAAAGCTCTGTTAAAAAAGTCTCCACCTTTTCCAATGTCAGTAATAATTCCCATTACATCTTTGTATGTGGCACTAGAGTTAACCATTCCCTCATCTAAAAAGAATCGGTACATCGCCTGATCGGCATCAGCATTTAAATATTTAGGGTTACCTGTAATTCTATATAAAGTTTGAGGTTGTAAAGCATTAAAAGCATCCTTCATTGCTTTTCCTATAACAGTAGGGTTAGTAAAAAGAAGAGAAATATTTCCAGTTGAAATTGTAGTCACTGCTCCTGAACTAAAGTTTCTACCGTGAGTGAATGGTCCTAATACAGTTTTACCAAACTGAGTTAAACCTTTAGGTATTAAAAATAAATATCTGTAAGCTAAGCTTTTAGTAATACCACTTAAAGGAAGTTTATCTCCAAACTTCATAGCATCAGCTATAACTTTGTTAGTAAACATTCCATCTAAGGGACTCGTATAAAATTCTTCTGCTAAGTTAGCACTTAATTTTAAACCACTTGGAGATGTAATAATATCTTTTAATCCTGCTTGGTTCTTAGCATTTTTAAAAGCACTAATAGCTTGCAATCTATTTGGATAAAATAATCCTCGTTCCCCAGTGTCTATTAATTGTTTGTTAGCAATCTTCATGGCATTATAAAAATTATCTCTAGCAGCTATGCCTCCTAGATCTTCCATAACATTTAGAATAACTCTGTTAGCATCTTTTGTTTTGCCAAATAATTTTTCAAAAGCTGCCAGGTCACTCTTAGTTTTAATTAATCCTCCCTTTTTATCTGGTATAAATTTACCACCCACTACATTTTCTGCTATGTTTTTTAATTGAGTTGCTTTATCTGCACCAATACTTTGAATTGGATAAACAAATTCTGGACTTTTAGTAATAGGATTTAAAGAAACGTTGTCAGCTATATCTAACACTGCATCTCTAGCATTAGCTTTACTTAGACTTATACCATTGCCTTTAGCATAACGCACAAATACTTCCGCTACTTCATCTACCATTTCATTAGTTATTTTGTAACCAGTTATAGGCCCCACACTTTTGTCTGTTAAAATTTTATACTCAGTCGATAAAAAATTCTTAAACCTATCATTCATTATGTCATTAAACTGTTTAGGAGCTACGTTTAAATTTTTTCCTTGAAGAATAGAATTTTTAAATATGTTCATATTACCTCTATACTTTTCTAGGTTAGCTACTAATTCTTCTATATCTATTTTTTTAGCACCTATTTTTCTTAAAGATTCTTTAAAAACATTTACATTTTTAAAACCAGGAAAAACTATTTTTCCTTTTTTAATTATGTCACCAGTGTGAGTTAAAAAATTAACTATTAAATCATTTATTAATTGAGGGTTGTCTACTGCTTGTGCAGAATTTCTACTTGCTTGAAATATATTATTGTAGTTGTAACCTATTCTTCTATTTAATTCCTGAGCCATGTTCCGTGCTACGGCCTGCTTTCCTTCTAATCTTTGTACCCCTCTAAAAATTTCTTTAGGTCTATCTCCTCTAGCTCTAAAAGGTTTCATAAACCATTTGTCCGCCCAACGTTCTGTAGCTTTAGTACTATACGCTGCATTCTTTCCATAAGTTGCTGCCCATTTAGCAAACTTCCCGGTACCATAAAAGAAAGGTGCAATTGGAAATGCCATTTCACCACCAAGCTTTAACCTATTCATTAATTTTCTATAAGCATCATCAGTAGATGTGTCTTTTTTAGTTCTATCTAATGAACTATAATGACCAGGTTCAAATAACCAATCTCCCCATGTACCTATGTCTTCGGTGTCTGCAACAAGACCTCCTGTTACACCACCACCAACAGCAACCGCTGTCCATTTTTTAACTCGTTTACCAAAGTTCAATTCTTTAGTTTTGTCGTAAGCTCTTTTTAAATTTTTACTATTAGAAGAAATGTATCGACCATTCTTTTTTGCATCAATTAATTTATCTGCAATCTCTTTTCCTTTTTTCTTTAAGATTAATGGATCATCTATAAATTTCATTATAGGTTTACCGGCTGCTTTCCAGTTACCCCACATAGAAACTAAAAATTCTGTAATTCTACCAGCTCCTGTAGCTCTTGCTTTTTCTTCTGAGTATTTCATTAATTCACCCACGACAGTTTGATCAAACCATGCATCTAATTTAGCTACATTAGTTTCTTCTAAAGGTACATCATCACCAACCGCATCCTTAATTTCAGCAGTAAGTTGTGCCCAACCATAAGGAATTTTTATTCCCCCAGATATAATAGCGTTAGATACGGATTCACTTAAACTAACTTCATTGTTTCCTTCAGCTTCGTCAATAATATTTCTTTTTTCTTTTTCAGATTGAAGATTAATATTATCAGGCGCTAGTTTAAGTGCGTCTTCTATTTCTTTGTTTTCTTTTTCTTTCTGTTTGGCCTCTTCAATTCTTTTTAAAGCGTCGCTTGGACTAACCGGCATGTCAAAAAAATTAAAACCACCTAACGCTTGAAAGACTGGATCGTCTAATCGTTCTCTAAATGTTTTTTTCTTTTTTTCTTCAGCCACTGGCTACCTCCTTATTCTTGTAAGTCGGTCAGGCTCACTACTTCAAAAATTTTATTTGGACCTAGTTTATACATCTTTCCGTCTGATACGTTCATGTATATTTTACCTACTTCAATACCAGGAATAATGTCACCTATTTCATTAAGCTGCATTGTTTCAGTGTCAAAGAAAGTTGGATCGATCCATAATTGTGTAAGGTTAAATTGTTCAGAAACGTTTTCTGGATATTTATTGTGTACAATATTTGCTTCGTGTTTTGCTAAGTTAGAAGCCGCAACACTATTACCTTTAAAGTTCATGTTACCTAAGTGTTTACTTAAGAACTTATCATATGAATCATTGTATTGTGCTTCGGGAGTTAATACTTTTTCTTTACTCATGAATTTGTGTTTAAGTAATAAGTTGTATGCTTCTTGTGCACTTTTAAATGGTTGTTTAGTGGATGGATTAACTCCTTTATTATCGAACATAGCATTAGCTTCGTTCCATAATTTATTTTTTTCGTCTTGGCTTACATTTTTATATGCTGCCATTAAAAGCTCTTTATCGCTTTGCCATTGACCTAGTTTACCTTCTTCTCCCATTTGCCAATTAGCTGCCTGAGTTTTACTTAATTGAGCAAGTGGATCTCTAGACGCTTTACCTATTGTTTGAAAAATAGGTTGGCCACCAGGCTGTGCTAATATATTTGAACCTAAGCCCATAAAAAAATCAGATGCTGCGTAGGGATATTTTTCAGGTTTTGGTCTGTCCCCAGCTAATGATTTTAAAACTTCAAAATCACTTGGATATGTTTTATCACTTACTTGTTCAGTGTTGACACCTTTATTTTCTAAATACTCACGTTGATCACCAGAGCTTCCAAAAGCGTATCTTTTTCTAGGTGTATCTAATCCAGTCGTGATCCCTGTACCAGCAGATCCGCCCATTCTAAACATCGGTCTTTTTAAAGTTCTATTATACATATTAGTTGTTAAGTGCTTTGTAAGCTCCTAATCCCATTGATGCTATACCTAGCGCCTGTTGCAACGGCGATTGGTTTGGTGTTACTTGTGATTGATATTGTCCCATTGCACTACCAAATAAACCACCGATACCTGTGCCGAAGTATCCAAGTCTTTCATAAGGTTCGTACGCAGCCATTCTATTTGATTCTCTTTGTTGATCAAGAACAGCTTGTTGTTGTGCTTGTTGAGTCGCGCCCGCTGACCCTAAAGTACTAATGTCTCCACCATATAATTGTGGTGCTAATTGAGCCATTCTTTGTTGATCAGCTCCTAGTTGTTGCATTTGTCCAAATGCTGTTTGAGCTTGTTGCCCAGCTTGTTGAAAATTCTGTTGTCTTAATTGTGCTTCTAGTGCAGCTCTATCTAAATTAGATTGTGTTTGATATTCTGATCTCATAACACCTTCACGTCCTCCACCTAAGTTTCCAGACTGTGCTGCCATTAAACCTATACCACTTAAATCTTTTCCTCTTTGTTTATCAAATGAAGCCATTGTTGCATCAATAACTTGCTGTTGATACGGAGACATAAAAGGTTGGTAAGCATCAGGTCCTACATAATCTTGCGCCCCTCTCATGTTTGTTGGAATACCAGCCATTGTACCGGCTCCAGTTTGATACTGTCCAGCTTGGGTTAGGTATGGTGCGTAAGCTCCAATACCTTGACCAGCCGTCGTTGCCATTGTGTAGGCATCTTTTTGAGCTTGGTCTTGGCCAGCCACCATCGGTTGGAATTTTGTAGTATCTAGTTTCTGGGATGTTAAACCAGTTAACTGCGTTGCGTAATCTTTACCTAGATCTTCTACAAACTGTGGGGGTAATGCTCTTGATTCTGTTATTGCCATTTTATATTACTTCTCCTATTCTCTCTGATACACCAAACATTTGTTGAGCGCCAGCATTTCCTTGTGTTTCTTCTGAAATTTTTCCGCCTTGTTCTAGGTTCTTCATTACGTTTTCCATGATTTCTGCACCTTTGTCAATGTCTCCACCGCCTGCTCCTCTTACCGCATCTGCTGTGAAAACGAATTCATTTCTAGATAATCTTGCAGGTACATCGTCAGCTCTTTCCTCTCCTCCAATAGGAACGAAGCCTCCATTGTTTCTATAATCTTTTTCCATGCCTCCAAGGTCCATGAGCCCTCCTTCTTGAGCTCTGATTCTTCCGCCATTAGCTCTAGCAGTTTCCCATCCTTCTGGCATTGGGAGTGTAAACTTTGGATCTATGTTGGAAATTTCGTCCTTAATTATAAACTCAGAATCTATGTTTTTGTTTGGAACTTGTATATTAAAAGGACTGTCTTTAATTTGGGAAGGATATTTGTCAGACATTATATCAGCTATCATTTCTTCAGAAAATTTAAAAGGTTTAGAACGTTCAGGACTTTCATGGCTTTTAAATTTAGTGGTCAATACCATGTCTATAGCTTGAGATAGAGTGGGTGCCGCGCCATGATCAACTAACCATTGAGCTTCTTCATATATTGCTGGCATATTCAAAGATGATGTTGCTTTTTTATAATTTTTTCCATATCTAAAACCTATTCTTCCGCCATCTTTAACTCCGTAAGTTTCGTAAGGTAAATATTGTCCTAAATTTAAGTAAGGATATGCATCTTCAATCGCTGCTAATTTTGTAGGATCATTGCCAGCTTCTTCAATAGCTGTGTTTAAAGTTGTTCTCATTTCTTTTGGTAAAGATTCTTTTCCTGTTATAGGATCAATTAAATGTCCACCTCTTCGAGCTGTATCTATATTTTCATTTTCTGGTGCTTTATTAATTCCTGGAATAAAAGGTAGAGCTGCTGACCAACCTAGAATTTTACCTAAACTTAAAGCTCCTTTATCTCCCCAATTTGTTCCTGATTTTAAAAACATGTGTTTGCCTAAGTTAGAAAAATTACTCCACCCTCCAGTAATTCCTCCTCCGCCTGGAAGCCAACCGCCAGCTAAATAAGCTCCTCCAGCTAACATAGCCATCTTACCTACGTCACTACTTAAAACTTTTTTAGCAGCTTTTTTTACACTTTTAAATATACTACCTAAACCGTAAGCTTTTCTTCCAGTATTTGTATCCATGATACCACCAAAGGCTCTTGGTATTCTTCCACCATCTTTATAGTTTGGGTAAGGATAAACAGTATCAAAATTCCATTGTTCCGTTCTCCAATCAGTGTCTTCATCGGTTTCGCCGCCACCGCCGCCACCGCTACGATTCATTGCTGCCATATACGCTTCGTAAGAAGGGTAACCTAATCGTTGCCATAAAGGATTATTACCACCATCCCCTCCTCCATGTCTCTTTGGATTAGTTTTATCTAAATATGCATCAATGTCACCTTGTGTAAGATCGCCACCTTTATTTATTAAATCATCTAGCAAAGATGTTCTATTAAAATGAGACTTAAGTGTATTAAAATTAGGTTTGCTAAAACCAAGTGCTTGAAGAGCTACGGGAGTCATACCAATAGTTGAAAAATCTCCTGTTGAATCTATGTAATTACTTCCTAATTTTTTTCCTGTTTTACCTACGTTGCTTAATCCAAACGGACCTAACTGAGTTGTTTGTATACCAAATTTATCTCCTGTCTCATCAGTGTCAAAACCATAATTACTTAGATCAAAAGTAGTTCCTTTATTTATTCCTTCTGTAAATTCATGTGTACCAAACGTACCAGTTTTTTGATCCCAAGATCCTGCAAGACCTTCCATAATTTCATCGACATCCATATGAGGATTTGTAGACAATTTAGAATCTATATAATCTCTTAAAGCTTGATCTTTTTTAGCTTTATTTTTTCTAGCCCATTCTAAATTTTTAGTATTATGGTAATTATTCCAAGCATTAATTCCTTTAGTCCAAGCATTAGGTTTATTTTTGTTAGTCCAATCTACTTCTTTTGCTTCATCAATAGCTTTTTGATCAACTACTGGAGGACCTCTAAATCCAGCGTCTCTATAGTTAGGATCTCTACTCCAGTCAGTATGCATTCCACCATGTGAAGGACTGTGTTTTGAAAGATTTTGTAAATCTGAATGAGACATTCCATGATAAGGATTATCGCTTCCAACCGCAGGACCTTGTCCAGCTGCAGCTTTCTCTGCTCTTTCTTGTTGACCCCAGTCTTGTGGTCCACCATAACCTGGTCGTTTACCATCACCACTAGATTTAACTAGCTGTGATATACCACCAGTGTTTTTATATACTCTGCTTCCATAGGTATCGGTCCAGTCTCTTGCGATTTCTGGTTCGTTAGCCCATAGATATCTTCTTTGTGCTTCTGATTTAAATGGCACGGTTTAATCTCCTCCAGAATCAATAAAGTCCAATGCTTCGCCGTATAATTCCATTTGCAACGCTTGAGAAAGATCATAGAATTCTCTTCCGTATCTTTCGTAAGCCCAATCTTCGGCTAACATTTGAGCTTTCCATCCTCTTGCTCCACCACCTGCCATCTTCATGGTTTCTTTTTCTTTAATTGTTTCAATTCCTTTAGGAGTATCTATTGTTTCTTTTAGTGTAGATTTTTCATCAAACATTTGATCTCCACCCGTATTCATAATTTCTCCTGGAAAACTTAAAAAGTTTCCTAATGGTGCTGGACGCGGATTCATATCACCACCAAATTTAGCTGGCATTCTTTCACTCATGCTTACTTGTTCTTCCATCATGCCTCTAGGCATTTGTGAAGCGATACCTTGACCTGCTTCTTGTTGCTGGTCCATTTGCATTTGTTGTAAAATCTTTTTCCAAATTCCACTTTTATAAAATTGTTCAAAACCTTGGAATTGTACTTTTTGTTGGGGTTCCATTTGCTCCCATATTTGAGCTGCAATTTGTTTGGACTGTTCATTTCCTTCAGCTCCGCCCATTCTAATATCACCCCTATTATACTTAATACTAGGTGCTCCTGCTTCTATGGTTTCTGACATTTTTTCTTCGAACATATAAAATCTCCTGAGTTTATTAGTTTACTTGGTTTTTGATAACAAATCAATAGCTGGCATTATAACTTTTACATCTCTTTGGATGTCTTCTTCAGGTATATTAGCAGCTTTTAAAGCTTCCTCATCAGGGTAAGTTTCCCCTGTTTTCTTGTTTTTAATTGTAGTTATTATTTTTTCTGGTGCTAGTTCTATCATTATGTTGTTACCTCTTTCTTAATGTTTAAGTAGCTGATCGCAATATCTACCCCATCACTTACTGTTCCAGCTGTGCTATATTTTAATACAGTTCCACCCACTACCACTAAAGGTAAACTAATTAATTCAACACTTGCATTAGTAGCTAGTGTTTGAGTGTGTGTTACAAAAAAAGCATTATCAGTTATACTAATCGTAGGGGTATTAGATCCTGATTTATTAGTAACCCTTATTGATTTTACAATAAAAGTTTCATTAACTGCGGGTGATAATAAAGCTATATTTGATTCTGCAGATGTTGTGCTTTTACCATAAAATATGTATTGATTTACTACTGCCATTATTCCATAAAGAAGCTCTTAGCTTCTATCTCCTGTTTTAATTCTTCTTGAAAAGATGTATTTAATTTTTCTAAGACAGCGTCTAAGTCTCTGACTAAAGATTGAGCTACATCTTCTTGGTATTCTTGACTTGCCCTAGTTAATGATTGTACTATCTTTGCCATTATCTTCTTCCTCCAGAATGTATGTCTAATCTAAATGTTCCCAGTTTCCAGTTAGTATCTAAAGCAGTATTAGATATGGTTAAAGCTACAGCTCTTGCTCTAGCTCTTGTATCTATTTTTTTGGTACTAGTTGTAATTGTAAAAGGACCCAAAGATGAACTTGCTGAAGAATCATTTGGATAATCTCGTAAATCTAATTGAACAATAGTATTACCGCTTTGAGAAATAAAATCAGGAACTACTCTACTTACTCTCATTATAAATTCTCCATCTCCTCTTAAATCAGCAAGAGAAGTAGCTGCACCTCTAATTACTTTTTGTGTAATATCATAATCACCTGAAGTAATATTAGCTGGAATAGCATATTCAGTCCCACTTAATAAATAGTTTACACCTGTTTCATGTTCATAGTAAACAGTTGTACCTTCTGTATTTCCTATTACATCAAAGGATGTATCGGTACCGGCATCGTAAAACGTTGCATGAGGTAAACCAAAAACAGCAGAGTCAGCCCATGCACTTCTTTTAAATAATGTGCTGGCGTTTGTATACCAAATAGGTCTTTGAGGTGTTGAGTCTAGATAACTATAGAAAACAGATCTATCTACAACATTTGAGGTAGATGTTGGATAAAACCACATAACTTCTCCGAATAGGTTATTAATTCCGCAATAGATTAATTGATTAGATGTAGTATTTAAATCTTCATAAACATAGTCTTCAACCAGACAGTCCATAGATTCTAGTTTACCAGTGTATCTAAAGAAACCGTTGTCAGACATCCAGTAAGC